GAGAGAGGTCAGACCGGGCGATACGCTCTGGACAATTTGTGGAGAGATCGCGACAGATAAAGAAGACCTGCGCAGGTTAGTCTATCAAGCAAAAAAGGATAACCGTATTATGGACGTCGGCAACCTGCAGCCGGGCATGTTGATTGTAGTCAGAGTTGAGGAGGCGAGGAAATGACTGATAACGAAAAATTTGAAAAGATATTTAAAAGAAAAATAGAAAAGATGAAGGAGACGTATAAGGACGCACAAGATTATGAGTATGAACATTATAAGAAATATAACGAAGAGGGTGACACAGTCGCAGCAAACAGGGCTCTCGGTAAATCTTATGCGTTTGAAGCAATATACGCATATATCAAAAACATGTAAAAAGCCGATTGATAACTGCAATTATCAATCGGCAGGCGGAAAAGAATCGCTAAGACTTTCCGCCTCTATTGTAACAAAAACAGGAGGATTACACAAATGGACAAAGATTTACAAAAAGAGGTCAATGAATTATATGAGATTTTAAACCCCATGAATGTAGAGCTTGAGAAATGGTTATTAAGAAATAAGAACCGTTTTATAGAATCTAATGGAAAACCCGCTAAATTAGGACTATTAATCGGAAATGCTTATGCGGTTTATATCCTTATTGATGATCTGCTGAACAACGCTGATTGATTAATTGAGGTAAAAGCATGGAACGTGAAGTATTTAATACCTTGAAAGTGGGAGCAAAAATCAGTGAGCCGAGAGGGCGTGAAGCTCCTCCAATCAAGGGGATATTGGCGGATAAGGTCGGAGAAACGGCCTTGATGAGAACGGGGTATACTCCCGGAGGGAAGCCAATTCTGCGATGGGCACATTATACAAAATTAAAAAAGGAGATATAGCAATGGATACAAAAGAACCAAAAACAATAGATACTGAAGCGAAAGTAACAGATATTCAAATTATAGAACCGCAGATTCTTTCCGCGGATCTCAACGTAACGACTAATTTTGAAGATGTAAAGAAGAATTTACAGATAATCACAGAAAAATATAAAGGATTGGTCGTTACTGATCAGAATCAAAAGGACATGGAAAAAACTCTCCGCGAAGTGGTGTCTCTCCGGACAAGTATTCAGAAATTTGAAGTCAACGGGAAACGACAGCTCCGCCGCCCGATGGATCAATTCGCGGACGCCTGTAAGGAACTCTTAAAGATCGTGAATGAAGCGGAACGACCACTGCGGGAACAGCTTAACGCTTATGAAGCGAGACGGCAGGAAGGCGTAACAAAAGTCATTCTGCACAAGTATGAAGAAATGGCATTTGACGCGGGAATACGTGAAGAGTTCCGCTCTTGCGACATTTTGTCCAAGTGGATGAATAAAACAGCAAAATTGAAGGACACCTATGAAGATATCGCTCGCTTAGTATCTGAACAAGCGACTGCGCAAAAACAGCATGATGATCTCAAAGAACTCCGCAATTCCCGCCGTGAGCTGGCACTTCTACAGATAGAGAAAGCCAATAGAGACTATGCTTTGGCAACGCCCATTACGGAAGATTTCCTGACAGACGAGCTGCTGGACACATCAGCCGAAATCATTAAAAACACAATCAATGAGGAAGCGCTGCGCTGCCATGAGATGGATGAGAATGCAAGGCAGGTATCCTCGCCCGCTGTTTCAGCTCCACCGCCGGCGGCCAAGCCTCCTGTGGTACCGATACCGCAGGTTGAACCCGGCGTGTCATGGCCTAAGGTAATGACGGTCACAATCACACTTAACAGTTCATTTGACTATCAGGCAGTAGAAAACGTATTAAGCAGTCTTCCGCCGCAGATTCGATGGAATTCCGATATAAAGGAGATATAACCATGGCGATTGAATTTAAAAAAGCACATCGATCCAAAGTTAAGCTCAGGCTGGCTATTGCGGGTCCGTCAGGGGCGGGGAAAACATATTCGGCACTTCTGATTGCATCAGGTATTGTTCCTTTGGAAAAGGTGGCTGTTATTGACACAGAATCAGGATCTGCAGATTTGTATGCAGATTTAGGCGGATATTCCACGGTGACGATTAATCCGCCATATAGTCCTCAGAAATATATTGAAGCAATCCACGCGGCAGAAGCGGCAGGATTCGAATTAATTATTATTGACAGCCTGTCACACGCATGGAGTGGAGAAGGGGGCCTGCTTGACCAGCAAGGGAAAGCGGCAGACAGCAAATACAGAGGGAACAGCTGGGCGGCATGGCGCGAAATTACGCCGCTTCACAACCAGCTGGTAGAGACCATGCTGCATACGCCACTCCACGTCATTGTCACAATGAGAAGCAAGACGGAATATATACAGACCGATGTAAATGGAAGGAAACAGATCCAGAAGGTCGGCATGGCACCTATTCAGCGTGACGGTATTGAGTACGAATTTACCACTGTCTTTGATTTATCGCAGAACCATACGGCTACGGTCAGTAAGGACAGGACAAAGCTGTTTGATGGGCAGTATTTTACGCCTACGGCTGATTGCGGCAAGGCACTCCTGCAGTGGCTTAATGCAGGTGCTCCAGTTACAGAACCCGCGCCTGTTATCCGTCAGGCCGCAACGCCGGCAGTTAATCAAATGCCTGTAAACTCTGCCGCCGGCAAACCACAAGACAAAACACACCGCCAGCGTTTGGAACGAATTTGGGCACAGATCGGCTGGGATAAAACACAGCCGCTGGATACTTACATGACCGCCCGGATGCAGGGACAGCGCGGAGCCGCGGCGACAGTCAACGACGCGACAGACGCCGACTGGCTTGCCGTAGATAGAGAGATTACAAAATACCTGATCGAGCAGGGACAGGCAAAAATCGCGGAACCTCTTACCGGCGAACCGCTTTTAAATGATACAGATGTCCCATTTTAAAAATAAAGGAGAATGACTATGATTTCAGCTACACTTTACGGAAGAATTGCGAGAGAACCGGAGCTGGTACAGCCGATGACGGGCAGAGACGCTTATGTGCGGTTTTCTATGGCGGTGGAAACCGGGCGCAAAGACGAAAACGGCAACCGGATTGCACAGTTTGTCAGTATTTCTGTATTCGGAAAACAGGGAAATACAATCCTCCAGTATTTTCATAAGGGCAATCGTATTGCATGCCATGTGCGGAATCTGGAAGCCCGTGCTTATACTGACAAAGCCAACCAGCCGCAGGCAAGTCTCAACGCCGTATTGACAGGGGTAGAATTTGTCGAAACGAAGGCAGAACAGGAACAATCGGCGCCGCAACCTGCTGCCGTACCGCAGATGGGGACGGCGGCGGGCTATTCTGCCCCGCGGCAGCCGGCAGCTGCCGTACCGCCTGTACAGACAGCAGCACCACAGACGCTGCAGGGCATGAATATTGCTGTCCCGGGCACCGCTCCGTGGGAGGCCTAATACTATGTTTAATCTGCGGAGTTACCAGACGGATCTGATCAGCCGGATTGCCGCAGATTTTTCTTCGGGCGTTCAGCGTGTCTGTGCCGTCGCCCCGTGTGGGGCAGGAAAAACTGTTGTAGTTGGCTGGATGGCGGGAAAAACGGCACTGGTTAATAAACGGGTACTTTTCCTGGTTCATCGCTGGGAACTCATCGACCAGTCTGACCGCACTTTTACAGCAATGAATATCCGTCACGGTATCATTTCTGCCGGTGTACCTGCTGATTATGAATCATCTGTCCAGATCGGTTCCGTCCAAACAGTGGCGCGACGGCTTACCCGTATCCCGCCACCTGATTTCATCATTATTGATGAAGCGCACCATGCGACAGCGGGAACGTGGAAGAAAATCATGGAGGCATTCCCTCAGGCGATGACGCTTGGTGTGACGGCTACACCTGCAAGGCTTGACGGCAACGGACTGGGAGATATTTTTCAATCTCTTGTTATGGGGCCGTCTGTAGATGAGCTGATCCAATGGGGGAATCTGTCCAAATATAACTATTATGCGCCGCCATCCAAGGCGGATATTAAATCAGTACGTATCCAATTCGGAGATTATGTGAAGTCCGAATTGGAACGTGCTGTAGACGATGATGCCCTCGTGGGGGATATTGTTGCTAATTATCAAAAGCTGGCAGACGGCCGGCAGACGGTCTGTTACTGCGTGTCTCGTAAGCACAGTGAGCACACGGCGGCAAAATTCCGGGCGGCCGGGATATCCGCAGCCCATGTGGACGGAGAAACACACAAGGCGGAAAGGGACAGGATTATTTCCGATTTCCGCCGCAAAAAACTCCGTGTTCTATGCAATGTGGATCTTTTGGGAGAAGGGTTTGATGTGCCGGGAATGGAAGCGGTGATTCTGGCGCGGCCGACAGCGTCCCTGACACTGTTTATCCAGCAGTCTATGCGTCCGCTTCGTCCCGATCCCGATAATTCTTCCAAGGTGGCCGTTATTATTGACCATGTGGGAAATTGCTTCCGTCATGGCCTTCCTAATGCGCCGCAAGAATGGACGCTGGACAGTAAACCTAAAAAGAAACGGATACGGGAAATATCTATGCATCAGTGTCCGAAATGTTATCAGGTGTGGATGACGGCACAGCGTACCTGCCCTTACTGCGGATATGTGCCGCCTGTGGCCGAGAGGGAAGTAAAAGAAGAAGCGGGAAAGCTGGCGAAAATTGACAGCCTGGAACTGCTGGAGAAAAAGCGGAAGCGTCAAGAAGTCGGACGGGCCAGAAGTCGGCAGGATTTGGAAGATATCGCTCTCCGGCGGGGCTATAAATTTGGCTGGGTACGAAAGATGATGGAAATCAAAGGGATCCGGCAATCCGTTTAATTTCAATAATAGAGGTGATTATGATGACTGAGCATGAATTACAGAATTTAATTCGTTTACATATATCAGAAAACAAGCTGGGAACTATGTTTCGCGCTAATGTAGGTAGCGGATGGACGGGAACTGTACATAAAAGCAGCGCAAGATCAGTAACCATTTACGGAGCCCGGAGATTTTCTACGGGTTTACCGGCGGGGTTCCCTGATTTATTTGGGTTCTGTACAATCACTATTACCCCGAATATGGTCGGGAAGGAAATAGCAGTCTTCTGCGGAATTGAAATCAAGAAACCGGACGGAAGGGTGCGCCCGGTACAGCAGAACATGCTTGACTATTTGCAAGAGCGGGGAGCCCGCGCGGGAATCGCCCGGTCCTGTGAAGATGCAGAACAGATTCTTTCCGGTAAACAGCTATGACGGAACTTGATTTTTTTGAAGAGATATATAAAGGATGCCATGGGTATGTGTATCTTTGGACAAAACAGGACAAGGCAACTCATTCATATCTGTTGGAACCCGAAGTCTCTAAAAAAATATGGAATATGGCGCGAATGCTTTCCGGCATGCGGAAGGATGTCTATTTTTCTTTGGGGACAACGGCTGATCCTCTTCCTGCTGATCTTCGCGCTAAGCAACAGAATGTTACATCTATTGCCTGCCTCTGGGTAGATATTGATATCGTGGGCTCTGCGGCACATAAAGCAGAAAATCTTCCGAAATCCGTTGATGAAGCGATGGGATTATTACCGGAAAAGTATCCACCGTCTATCATTGTGTCTTCCGGGCACGGGCTTCATGCTTACTGGCTGCTTAAAGAACCCGTTATAATCAACGACGAAAATCGGGCGGAAGTCATTAATACTGTCCGCAAGCTTCAGCAAATCATACGGAACAGTGCGGCGGCCAACGGCTGGAAAATTGACGCGACGGCTGATTTGTCGCGTATACTCAGGGTGCCTTATACGTGGAATTTTAAGGATCCTGAAAATCCGGTGCTTTGTGAAGTGATTGAATACGCGGATCTTCGTTACCGTTATAAAGATTTTGCATCTTTGCAGGTCGAAATACCTCAATTGCTTTCTGATCGCAAGCAAGGCTTTGAGCGGCGCAAAACAGACGGCAACTCTTTCATGATGCTGTCCAATTGCAAATTTCTGCAGCATTGCGAACTGGATGCGGATACTATCACTTATGATGAATGGGTCGCGGCTCTTTCTAATCTGGCGAGAGCTTCTGATGGACCGGCGGCATGCCATGAACTATCCAAAGCTGATCATAAACGATACAACGCAGAAAAGACTGATGCCAAGATTGCGGAAGTCCTTTCTAATATGAGTCCACGCACATGTGAGTATATACAGGAAACGCTCGGATTTAAACACTGTGAAAACTGTCCTGTTAAATGTCCTTCCGGCTGGGCACTGGCTAATGTGCCCCGTGCCATGGCCACATTGCGGGCGGTGGCGACGCCAAACCCTGAAACGGTT